AATTATTATCTTCCATTGCAGGAGTATTCTTGTCTACCATGATAGTCATCCCTTTAATCTTTGCAATCACCGCCTTGATGAGGTCTTGTTGGGAGGAGCGGAGAAAGGATTTAATGAAGTCTTTAATTATTCCTCGGGTATCTGGCGTCAGATATTGTTGTTCACAATGCGCACTTTCTTTTGACCAATACTTACCAAAGTCTTCATAAAACTTCTCGTCGAAGGCTTTTTCCTGTTCTTTTAAGAGGGTGGAAATCATTTTATTTTGTGCAACGGCTATTACCTACTAATTCAACAAACTCAATCTCAATCTCATCCGTATCTTTCCTACGAGCGATATCACGCCAATTATATCCCTTAGGGATTTTAACCGTCTTAATCTTAATCTTCGGATTGCACGCTTTACAATCGCATTTGTTCATAATGTTTAATTTAACTGTTAAGGGGATGAGGTATCTAAGTAATTAGCGTCTTTCTTTTCCATAACTTCTTTTATTTTCACCTTCGCCTCTTCAAGTCCAGCGATGTAGGCAGAGTTCCAGACTTCGGTGAGGAAGTTTCTCATAACAATTCCGTCAGCCTCGACTCTTTCATCTCTAAATCCGATAGGCGATTCGTTGATACTAATCACAAGTCGTGGAAACTTATCATCGAAACTTTTAAGCATTTCAGGTAAAGTGGTCATGTTAGTTGAATCTCAAGGCGAACACCTCGTCCCGGGCCAGAAGCGTCTCGTGGTGCGCCGCGCGCTTCTCCTTGCTCACTTCCTCGTATCGCTTGTCTACCTCGTATTCAGTGAGGTACGCCGTCTCTAACCGGCGCATGGCTTGCGTAATGTCCTGTTTAGTCGGTTGTTGCATTGTCTTTCGGCTTATTGTACAACAGATAGTTGCTCTCGACCGCCTTAGCAACACCCTTCTCCTGCTCTTTGACCTTGGCGATCTTGACCTTATCCTCCAAGGTCTTCACCGCCGGCGAGTACGTCCAGGTCGTCTTATGCGCCACGGAGAATGTGCCAAGGGTCGGGTCTTCCATCTTGTCTATCTTATTCTTCTCGAACGCTTCTAGTATCTTGCCGCGCAAGTCGGTCTTCATCATCTCTAGCGCCTTGAACTCGCTCTCGAGCTTCACATACTCATTCAATAATTTATTTACTTGGTTCATGGTGATTCTTTAGATAATTTTGATAATCCTCGCTGATATCTCTCGCGCACTCCACGATCTGCTTCTTCATGCGCTCTCGTTCCCAATTAGCTATCCTTCGTTTGAAGATGAGAGGTTTCGTGTCGATAAGCTCAATCTCCCTCGATTCGCCCTCCATCATCCGAGAACCAACCTTTTCAATCACGGATTTGTATTTAGTAGGCACCCACACGAGGGAGCACCAATTGTCAACTTTCTTAAATTTGGTTTTTACCAATAAAGAGTAGATGACCATTTGCGTATCCTTGGCTAGCCGAACATCGTCCCACGGGATCTTGCCTGTTTTGTAATCTTTGAACCGCTTGCATCGCTTGGAAAAAGTATCCAGGACTCCAAGAAACGGAACATCCCCTATCAAGACTTCTATCCGATACTCCTTGTACTGGTAACGTGGCACACGGTTGATGATACGAGTTTCATGATCCGTAGCTCCTTCATGGGTCTTATCCCAAGTCTCCAGGAGTTTTGCAAAGTGTTTGCCATAGATCGTCTCTGCGTTCTCGAATGCCGGACCATTCTTCTCTGTCCATTCAGGATGCCCGTGATCCCTGTAGTACCACGGATAATATCTCATCCGGTATGCTTCCTTGTCTTTTTGAAACAGAGAAATTTGAGAGTAAGAGAGATAGTTTTTGGGGAGTGTGTAGGTCATATTTTACCCCTCACCATAAGAAGCGGGTCGTACGCCGCCTCCTAGGTGAGGGCTAGCGATTACTTCTTGCCCGGGAACTGATCAAGCTCATCCTTAGTGGCGTTGACGACCTCCTCGTCCATCTCATACTCGCCATCGGGCCCCTTCGGAAGATACACGCGGATAACTTTCGTGGCGTTGTAGCCCTTTGTCTTCGAGGCAACCTCCTCGATGAATTTCAATCCGACTATCTGCCCGACTTTGGCGCGAGACATCTTCGTATCGATGGTTACGCGTCCGCCTACTGAGATGATAGAGTCGGCTTCGATGACGGTGGCGTCAGCGGCGACTTTCTTCTTCTCGTCGATATCGTGGTACTCGCACTCATGGACCTTGATGTCATAGACGAATTGTAACTCCCCGGCCTTGTCCGGCAGAGTGCTCTTAGTCTTGCGGACCGACATGAGCGTCCCCATGACGTAGTCGCCCGGTGCGCCCCACTTGATAAAGTTGCTATTCACTTCGTTCTCTGGATCATCCCAGCTCTTTGTGGCCTTGGCCATAGTTTTTGTTTAAGTTATAAGTTTTATTAATGTACGACATTAATAGCATACAGAATTGCAATCATGGTGTCAATCGGGTTTGGGGAGCAACATGTGGATAACTTCGCGGATGAGCTTCTTGTATTTCTTCTTCAACCGCCATCGCTCGTCCACGGATATCTGAAAGGGATTGTCAAAGTAAATCTCCCATGCGTAAGAAATATCATCATCTGAAAGTATCTTAGGGTTTTTAATCATGGAATGAGCAATACGCCCTCGCGTCATTTTCAGTTAGGCTCTTTCGACCGACAGTGCAAGCCGCTAGTAAAAAGGCATCGACATCGATCGCGTACCAATGACCAGAGCCGTAGTGGATGACGACGAAGGCAGATACATCTTTCAAAAACATATAATCAAATGGTTTGACCCCGCGACTGTCATCGGCAATTTTGTAAATCAAACCCATACCTTTCACCTGACGAAGCGCGATAACCTGATGTTCCTTCAAATCCGAAAAATTAAATGATGTATCGCATTGCTTCAATTCAAAGACACCGCTTTCTTTCCAATTTTCCTTGATCCATTTCCTGAATGTGAGGCCGAAAGAAGCCTCTTTCTTTTTTATCGTCCTCGGTAAATCCGGCAGATTCATATTTTCCATTCGCTCGGCACAAAATCCCGGCCAAGCTGTATAGTCTCATAAACCCCCTTATCGCATCGACCTCCGATAAGATAATTATATTCCACGGGATGAAGATTGTGGATGCGGCGCACGCGATATTTCATCTGCACAAAGTCCCGGACTTTGTATGACATGCTTGCAAAGATGACGCATGAAAAACTATCGGCATCGAAGCCTACGCCGAGAGACGCTTGAATGATCAAAAAACATTCGTCCGTTTCATTGGCATCCTTCAATACTGCCTCTTGATTCTTTATGCCTCCATGAACCACAAATGTCTTCCGGTGCTTCTGCAACTGCTTTCCGAGCGTCTCTAGCTGTTCGACATAGTGCGCCACGACCAACACTTTCCGATACTCACGACTGATATCTAGGATAGTTTTGAGCTTTTCTTCCTGTTCGTGCCGATGTTCGGCTACAAACGCCCGTGCCGGCTCGATTTCATACTGCTCAAATGGGCTACAAGGCGTTTGTAGCGTCTTTTCAGTGATAGACGGCACATTGTCTATACAGTCCCTTAAAAGCACGATATCAGCGTATTTTTCAAGCAAGGGACGCATTTCCTTGCGCCATGTCGGTTTCGGAAACCATGCCATCCTTGCAAGGAAAGGACGGCGTTCAAGAGAAAAAAATCTATCCTGCCATTTTCTTTTGTCGATGTAGATTCCCAAATAACATAAAAGCGTGTGCAAGTTCCACGGGTGCGAGCGCACGGGCGTGGCGGTGGCGAGTAAAACAGGGACATCATATTTTTTAATCAAAGTGTACAAACACGTCGCCAACTGTGAACGGCCTTTCACGAATAAAGGAGAGGCAAACTCGTCAGCTTCATCAACCACTATCGCCGACCATTTCTTAACCGGTATCTTTTTGAATTGTTCTTTTGAAACGACCGTCGCTTTTGTCTTCCATTCTTTAAGAGAATCGCGCCATTTTTCTATGATCCTTTTACTGCAAATGACCAAAGCATCGGCATCGCGGCCATCGGCCAACCAGACGCACGCGCAAATTGTTTTTCCAGTTCCTCCCTCATGTACAAGAAATGCCTTATCTTTATATCCGTGGGCAAACTTCTTTTGATGCTCGAATAGTTCCATTTATTTTAGAGGTGTTTCAATATAATCAGGACTAAACTCACCAGTATCGCCGACATATCCGCAATGAATGCAATGTACCATGACTACTTTCTCATCATACTCGATAGGCCATTTGCACTTCGGACAACAGAAAGGAATAAACTCGCCTTTGTCCAAATAAACACTTCCGTTGTTTTGTATCTTCATATATTTTAACTTAATCCCCCTAACCCGCGCCCCAGAAAGAACCACCTTAAAGAGGCGCGGGTTGCGAGGATCAAATCGGCACGTCATCGGGGTTAATAGTATCTAGGTCTTCTTTGCCCTTTTGCTCTTCCCACGCGAGCTTCCACAGATGAGGCTTGCGGCCTCCTTGCGGGACTTTCTCGATGAAACTGAACTTCTCGGCTCGATATAATGTCCTGCGCGAGATGCCCTCTCTGTCTGCTTCGCGCTTGACCTCATCGAATGACACGCCCTCCGGGTGCTTGCGAAGATAGTCTTCGAGCCAATCGACCGTGGCTTTGGAAACGCCGCCTCTGTCGCCTTCATTGTTGTGCAGAGCTTCGTTCACAGATGTCTGAACCGAATCCTTTTCCCATTTCACCCGTGAAGTCTTGATGTCGCCAAGCTGTACGGACTCGATGGAAAACGCATAGCCGCTTTTGTCCTCCGCGAGATTGTTCTTGACCGGCAGAAACAACCGGCGCGATTCGTCGTTATCGTCCTTGATGACCATGTACGCCGCGCGAGCCGCGGCTACGAACGCGAGCGAGCCGGTTATCTTATTCATGGCGCTTCCGCCCGTGGACTTATTCAAATGGGTCACGACGACGACCGCGATACGATACGCGGACGCTATCTTGGAGAGCTTGGAAAGCAATGCGCGGACTTCGGCGTTCACATGGGAATCGGTCGCTCCCAGGAACGCCGTGATCGGGTCCACGACGATGAGCGACACGTCTTTCATGCTCTGCAATGACTTCTCAAGCAAGTCGATGTCCTCGCTCAAGTCGAAGAACTGGTCTTTGCCTTTTCGTTTCACGGTGGAGAAGATATGCACGCGCGTCTGATCCGCTTCACATGCCTGAAGCCGAGGATTGATTGTGTCCTCCGCATCATCCTCCGCGCTGAACAGTATCACCCGTCCCTGTTCCGCTTTGGCTTCACCCGGGAACATTCCGCCCTTGCTCACAATGGAAGCCAAAAAAAGCGACACTTGGCTCTTGCCAAGTCCCGGGTCGCCGGCGATGAGCGTCACTTTGCCTTTGGCTATCTTATCTTTCCACAGCCAGTCAATCGGCTTGGAGACGATTTCCGAGGAGGTCAAAAAGACTATCTCGTCATCGGGCTTTAACTCCGTACCACCGCTAGTCGACGATGATACGGACTTAGAACCCGAATAGAACTCCTTGCACGCCCTTATGGCGGCCGTAATGGTGCGCGAGCGGTAGTCTTTCCTGTCCGTGACCTTTTTACGCGTCCCTAGCCCCGATTTGAGCCACAGGCGCTCGATTTGGGAGCTATTGGCGCCCGTCCAGAACGCCAAGTGGTCGCACAAGGCCATATCAGCCGCGGATTCGTCCTTGCCGAACTTATCCGAGACGCCATCGTAGAGGTCTTTCAGCGCGCCGCCTTTCTTCGAGGCGAACATCAATTTCAAAACTTCTTCATCATTCAAGGACACTGATTCTCCGCGCGCTATGTTCGCGGGATCGTCCCACCCTCGACTTTCCTGTTTCCACGGATAGCCGAGCAGAGAGAGCAGTCGGGTGGCTTCTGCTGTGTCGATTGTCCGCACTGGCAGCGGACTGCCAAACGGATGGTCGGTGACGGTGAAGTAGCGGCCGTGGTTGTAGAGCTCGTAAGGCGAATGGCGGTTCCCCGCAAGCGCATAGCCTCCTTCAATGTTAAGGAAGAGGTGAAGTCCTTTACCGCTAGGTGATATCTCAGCATATGTATTTGCTTCGGAGATAAATCGTTCAATCGATTCTTTTTGCTCATGTTCTATTTCACCTTTATCGTTAAGGCAGTGATCGATGTCAATGCCGAGTAATAATCTGTCGGGCGTGAAGACGATGCCTTGACCGAGGTTGGGGTCAAGTTTGTCCCGCGTCTTCCAAGTGTTCGGGTCCGTGGACGAGCCTAGCGGCACCTTGGTCGTCTTGCCATCACGGACGACTGGCCGCCAGTTGACCCAGCGCGCCTCGTCTTTGAAGATGTTCAATCCGATTAGTTCTGTTGTGTCTGACATGGTGGTTCTTTCACACGAGAGAGAGTGGCCGGCTTGCCGAACTTGGTCTTGATCTTCACGCCGCGCTTCCGAAGGACGCGCACCCAGCGGTTGATATTGTTTCTCGCAATGCCGTAGTATTCGGCGATGTCGCCCTGCGTCATGCCGCGTTCGATCATCGCGGGTATCGCTTCGACTTGTTCTTTAGTGAGGTATGACATGAATGTCGGTTATTGTAGCATAAGGAATGGTAATGGGCGCAAGATGGCCAGATGTGGATAACTTTAGCGGTTTTTTCATTTGTCCCATGAGGTTTGTCCCAGGGCTTTTGTCTATTCCGGATCATCAAGTCTACTTTGTCGCGTGCCGGCGATCTCCACAAACAGAAAAGCCGCACTGCTTGCTTGTGCGGCTGTCTGCTTTGCGCTTGCGCGCTGTGCATTATGCCTTTTAGTTGTTCTTTAGTCCTCGACGATTATCAATGAGATATGACGACTCTCCGTTCCTCTCATATGATAAGTCCCAATCCTTGCCTCCTTGCGAGTCAAGGATAACGGTGCCTATATGATCTTGGCCTATGGCTAGGCGGATTTCGATATATTTATCTCCTCCTTTTCCTATCATCTTGCTATTTTTTTCGCTCATCAGTTCGGCGTAAAGCTTCATGCTATTGATACTCTATACGCGTACACGGCATGACTTTGCCATCCTTGCTGATAAAGTATAAGGTCGCGCCGTTGTCGTCGAAAGTCCAGCCCTCGGCCTTGCCATACTCTAGCCATGACTTCACGCCGACGCCTAGGGTCTTTTCGAAGATGACGGAATTGTTTTGCACGTCCATGACTGAAGTGTCCTGCTCGTTTCTCCGCTTGCCCTCGCCATCGTAATTGATGACGTGGACTTTGCGGCCAATGACGAGATACTTTTTCAAGGCGGCCAAGCTCGCGGGCTTGTCGTTCGATACCACGGACTGAGGCGCGGCCTCCGGCTCCTTGAATAGCGGTTGATCAATGCCAAGCTCCTTGATGATCTTGTTGGCTATCGAATGATAGCGGGCATTTTTATAATCTGATACCGTTATCTTGTCGCCGTTCGCTAATATCTCGCGAGCATAGCGGATGATCTCTTTTTGAGATTTTATCGCCCAGATACCTGGACTGTAGTCGGATTGAATATCCGCGTCCGTGTCGTTTGATAAACTATAATGGCCGCCCACGATCAGGGTGTAGTTTTTCTTATTCATTTTTCAATGAGCTAGCTAGCAAGCATGGCTAGCGGGGGCTGTAGCATTTTGATAATCGGGCTATAGTCCCCATTGAGACGCCTATCAGGGCATAGGCGGCTCTAGCGGGCTACTGCTTTATGCGATCACGGCGGCGATCGAGATCAAGGCCGTGATGATGATGACTAAAAGCAATGCGGCTATTATGCTTTGATTGATAAAGCGCGTGGCTTCGTGTTGTTCGATGCGAGCTTGTAGCTCCGGATACACGCGCGAGTGATTAGAGAGTTGATTCACAGTGATGATAGGTTAGAAGTTGAGTAATAAGTCAAAGTCCTCGGCGGCTTGCTCGGCTTCGTCCTCTGTTAAGCCGATGTCGCTAGCTCAATGTCAAAGTTTTGTTGCATGTTGTTAATGTGATTCTTTTTAAGTGTCCGATGCGATTGACTGGATCGCCGGACATAGGGTAAGTGTAGCAAAGTACTATATTAACTGTCAAGCTATATACAATGCACAACATGGGGATAGCTCACAATAACATACTTTTTTTGAGTGGTCAAAAATTATGTAGTCGTTTTTGAAATTGTAAGTCAATCTTTGGCACATGGCACACGATTGAAATGGCTAGCTTTCGTGGCTTACCACAGCCGTCTATCGTGTGCCACGATGCTGTGCCAAAATGGTGGCACACCCAGAAACTGTTGTCCATTTTTTAATATATATATATTATACGGCTATAACTCGTGGAGGTATGATTGCAGTATGCGTGGTATTTATGCGCTTTTGCGATCGTGTGCCATGTGCCAAAGATGGACTTGGTGTGTTTTACCGAAAACTTGACCACTTTTTATTCTCGTTGTGGTATTATATGGCTTGATATCGTGGCGAGAATTGACGGGATTGCGGTATATGATATAATGCGGCGCATGAGTATGCCGCTGGTAAAAGCTAAAGCCGTGTTGCAGGCTTACAAGGATACAGGAGAGTTTGACGATTTCGTAGCGGAGGCAACCAATAACTTCTAACCCCATACCCCCCTTAAACATGAACGAAGACTGGCAAAAAGAACATTGGCAGAATATCAAGAAGTACGGTCAAGACTATATGGCTAAAAGAGCTTACTGGAAAGACAGGTATAACTTGCCGGATGACTTCATAGCGAGGTCGAACATGCTTCCAAGTTGGATTGACAATATGGGCTTTCCACATTATTCACAGTTGACATAATTATAGGTGTGCTATAATAAACACATCATAAGCTCATGGCCGAGACACCGACGATAAAATGCAAGGACTGTCAGAAAGACTTTTCACTAACCGAAGGGGAAGTTTACTTTTACACCCATACCATTTCAAACGAGGGTGAACCCATGACCTTTCCCAAAAGATGCGCCTCATGTCGGAGGACGCGTAAGAAGAATAAAGCGAATGTCCCGAATACAAACTAAGGTCTTGTGGGGCGTGATTATCGGTCTTGTAATCGTTTACATACTCTATGTGGCTTTCCAAACTCATAACAAAGATACGCAACCTGTTCCCGTCCCTCAAGCCGCCCCCACAGTCCAAAACTACCCCTGCACAAGTGGAAAGTGCGCCTGATAAAGTCCTGTTCGTTTCGCCTGACTTTACCAGAGAGAAGTTCGAGGCTTCTGAGAACATAGACGATTTCATTACAAAAATAAAAACTAAATAAAAATGCCTTTCATAGTTACAAAGGGAAAAGAGTGGCAAGAGAAGATGATGGTCGGTCTCAATATCGCATGTGATACTGCCGGCGCAACCTTAGGGCCTCGCGGTGCGAATGTATACCTCGACGATCCGCTCGTTCCCAAGATAACCAACGACGGCCACACCATCGTCTCTCATATCGAATTACCCGACAAACTTGAGAACATGGGCTTGAAGATAGCCAAGTCATCATGTGCAAGGACTGTGGACGAGGCCGGAGACGGAACGACAACGACCGCCGTGCTTCTTCAAGCCATCATGCGAGAGTGTATCAAGAGACCGGAGAACCCAATGGTCATCAGGAAGTCATTGCTTGACGCTCTTCCCAAGATTCTGGCTTCCATTAAAAAGTCCTCAAAGAAAATCGACAAGAAAGACATCAGGAAAGTGGCTCTCATTTCTTCAGAGGATGAGGTACTAGCCACAGCCATAAGCAATATACTCCAAAAGCTCGGAAGCGATGCCACAGTCAAGGTCGAGGATGCCCTGGACAACACTACTTCCGTTTCAATGACAGACGGCTATGAGGCTTCCGTGGGATACCTCGACCCGCGCTTCTCGAATAACAAGACCAAGGCTATATGCGAGATGAAGAATGTACCTGTTGTTGTCTGTGAGAAGAAAATATCCGCCATATCGGACTTGAAGCATATCCTTGAATTATTCCAAGCGGCCTCGATAAGCGAGTGTGTGTTCGTGGTCGAGGATATTGATAACGCCATCCTCGGACAGTTCCTACTGTGGAAGATGTCGGGACAGCTCTCGTGCTGTGTCATCCGTGCTCAAGGCGATGTTCTAAAAGACATCGAGGCGTGTGTAGGCGCAACTCGTGTGTCCGATTCAACCGGCATAAACTTTCAAAAGATAGGGCTACAGCATTTCGGGCGTTGTAGGGAAGTCATCTCTAATGATAACAAGACCTTATTTATCCCAGAGAATCCCGACAAGTCCAAGACCTATGTGGGCGTACTCAAACAAAGGGCGGCAGAGGAACGCAACAGCTATGTCAAGGACAAACTTATGCGCCGAGCGCACCAGATGACCGGCTCTATCGCCGTCCTAAAGATAGGCTCGCCTGACTTTAACCGAGAATATCTCAAAGACAAGGCCGATGACGCTATACGGGCTTGCAAGGCCGCGTTGGAGGAAGGCATCGTCGAGGGAGGCGGAATGTGCCTTTATCGCATTGCAGAGACTCTGAAGCCCATATCTATCGGCGAGGAGATACTTAAAAAGGCTCTTTCAGCCCCATTACGAAAGATCATCGAGAACGCCGGAGAGGACTACGCCGAGATAGTAAAAGACATGCCTAAGGGACAGGGATATGACGCTAAGGCAAATCGCTATGCGGATATGGTTCAGAGTGGTATCATAGACCCGACAAAGGTGGTAAGGTCGGCCATCCAAAACTCTCTTAGCAACTCTGCTAATTTAATTACAAGTCATGCCAGTATTAGCGAAGCCCCAGCTCCAACAAAAGATTAAGACCCAAGAGTTCTTCATTGGGCCGAAGATCCGTGTTACAGAGGACAAGAAGTCAAAGTCTCGAATCATCAACTTCCCATTCGACTTCCCCGATGAGACGAAAGGTTGCATTATAATCTTGAGACTGGCGGATGAGGAGTGGGTGCCGAGCAATGATATATCAAAAGTAATCCTTGAACTTAAATGAGCAAATCAAAACTTCCACAGCCAATAGGCGCACGCATTTTAATCAAGCTCGATGAAGTGAAGATAGCCGGTATGGATGTATCGTTGAACACGGCCAGAGAGACAGCGACAGTGCTTGCAATCGGCGAAGGGTGGGACTTGAAAGCAGAACCCTTAAAGGTCGGCGATAAGATACATGTGAAGAGCTGGAGCCTAGATATCGTTTCAGAGGGCGAAGACACTTTCATTTATGTTTGGCAGAAGACGGGTGGAGTGTGCGCTGTAATCAAATGATTGAACCCTGTGATAACATCCGAGCCTCGCACGATTGTGTTATAATTGGTGAGGACATGAACGCCGCGCGTGTATATTGTCGGGAATGTAAATCACAATATGTGATACGCAAAGACCATAGAGGCGTACCTCTCAACAGACAATATGCCGAGATATTCAAGAGGGATATCTTGCAGTCGAATCAAAACCTCTTTTATCGTTATTTTCCAAAGTATTTAAGGACTTAAATGGCAAGAAAAGATAAACAAAAAGACTTGGAATGGAAGAGAGCGTATTAAAAAGGTGATAGAATATTTGAATAAATACAATAATATTTAATACTATGTCAAGAGGTAAAGCATGGAAAAGGGAAAAAATCATACGAACGCTTGAACCTTTTTTCAAGTTGGGTTGTAATCCAAGAAAGGCTTGCGAATACGCAGGAATACCTTACACGACTATTGATACATGGATTCAGAAAGATGAGGCACTTCGTATACAATTCAATGCTTGGCAAAATGAAGTTTCCGTGTCGGCGAGAAAGGTATGGAAGAAAGCGATAGATGACAACAATGTTCAGCAAGCCGTTGAGTGGTTAAAGCGAAAGGAAAAGGAAGAGTTCAGCGATAGGACTGAAACGGACATCACTTCAAAGAACGAGAAGATAACATCGACCATGCTTCCTGGACTTATCATCGAGGTAGAAAGAACCCTAAGGGATAAAAAACTAAATGGAGCCTGAAGAGCTTTCAAAGGTTTCGATATACGTCTTCCTTGAACACTATCTGATAACAAATGATCAGTCTCAAAAACTGGATTTCATAGATCATCCTTTCCTATACGACATCTACGGCGATTGGTCTAAAGAGATAGTCTGCCTCAAGGCCGCCCAAATAGGCTTTAGCACGATGGCCAATATCAAAATCATGTGGCTTGCGAAGAATTGGCGCAAGGACGGGTATGGTTTTGACATCATCTACTCTCTGCCATCAGCTTCCGATATGAACCTATTTGTGTCCTCAAAGACCAATAGGCTCATAGCCAACAATCCCATATTCCAAGAATGGACTGACGACAAGGATTCGATAGAGCAGAAGAAGATAGGCAAGTCTACGATTCACTTCAGAGGAACGCAGACTGAACAGGCGGCTCTCGCTATACCGGCTGACTTGTATGTGGCTGATGAGGTGGACAGGTCAAAGGCCGACATCGTGGCTCAATTCTCAACGCGTCTACAGCATTCCGATTATCAATGGCGATGGCTCTTCTCAAACCCATCCATTCCAGGCGTAGGCGTAGACATCGCATGGCAGAAGTCCGACCAGAAGCACTGGTTCATCAAGTGCCTGCATTGCAATCATTGGCAGTATCTGACTATGGAAAACATCATGGGCGAGCCGCCGATATTCGGCTGTGTGAAGTGTAAAAAGGAATTGGACAGGCGAGACAATCACGGAACAGTCAAGTGGGTGAGGAAGTACATGGACAGGGAAGTATCAGGCTATTGGATTTCACTATTGATGAATCCAAAGGTAAGCGCGGCTGAAATCCTTAAAAAGAAAAAGGAATACACTGACGCGCAATTCCATAACTATGTCTTAGGGCTTCCGTATCTCTCAAAGGGTTCAAAGCTCTTGTCCACGATGTTCTTCTCAAATCTAACGAGCAGAGTTAATCCTATGGACAGCCGTGTCATCATCGGAGCTGATACGGGTAATGACATCAACATCGTATGCGGGAATAAGTACGGGCTGTTCTATCACTCAAAGACTTCGGGTTATACCGAGATATACAAGCTCATGCGACAGTGGCCGACTGCGATACTCCTGATTGACAGTGGCGGAGACATCACCGGCCCGAAACAGCTCAAGGAGACTTTCCCCAATCGAGTGTATACATGCTTTTTGAGGAACGATAGGAAGAACGACAAGCTCGCCGATTGGAATGATGAGGACATGACTGTGGTTATAGATAGGAACAAGCTGATACAACTCTGTGTTGATGAGTTCAGCGAGCACCGCTTGCCTATCTACGGAACTCAAGACGACTGGTTCGAGTATTGGATTGAATGGGACAGGATGAGGCGTGTCGAGGAAGTGGATGACAAAGGCGACAAGACCTATGAATGGCAGAAGACACCTGGACAGCGATCAGATTATCCATTTTGTCAGATTTTCGCTCGCGTTGGCTTTGGTCGTTTCATGGATGAAAAGGTATCATTCGTCTCTCCTAGTCAGGATTCGTTCGCACAAGTGGGAATGGATGTGTCTCCTGATGGGACGACTAGGTTCGACCCGCGCATAGTATTCTAATTTCCCAATAGCACTCTGTCTTCACAAGGTATATGCTTATGGCATTACAAGTTAACTATTTTTATATATGACTGTAACAGTAAATGGTAAGAAAGTTGCGTCTCATTCTGAATCTCATGGTCGCTATGAGAACTTTAGAAAGGGCATTGCGAAGAAGATGAGTTCAAAGAAAGACCCGATGGCTGGTATTCCATTGTCCAAGCCTACTTTTGCGAAATATAAGAAGCCGTCTGAACGATAATCTAAATGGCCATATCGTCCACAACACAATCATCGTCTGGTATATTTCGTGCGATACAGGGTGCCCTCGATGTCTTCTCCGGCGTAAACAAAGCCCGTGGAGTATCAGAGAACCTGAACCCACCGGCAGAGCTTGATGTAACCTTTTCGATGTCCGACAAGGACTTCATCGAATGGAAGCGGCAGAAAGTACAGGACTATAACAAATACTACGGCGACATCGAACCCTCTCAATCTCTCTCATTTGAATACTGGATAGGGAAGCAGAAGGCTGATGATGAACAGGTTACCGGACAGTCTTTGACTATCAACAAGCTGTTCAAGGCTATTGAGACTTTTATCCCTATCGCCACCCGTGCCAATCCCGATCCGCTAGTGAAGTGCGACCCGTCTCCCGCCGGTGATGCTCTTGGTCATGCGATAAAGTCATGTCTAGTCAATCTTGCCGACACGCAGAAGCTCCGCAAGATACTGAAGAAGCTCATCAGGCATTGGATTATCTATCGTATCGGTATCTTAAAAGTCTCCTATGACCTACAGCTCGACAAGATAGTTACGGAAGCCGTGAACCCTAAGCGTTGGATGGGCGACATTGACGGACACTGGGATGAGGCTGGATTCTTCACGGGTGAATGGCAGGCCGAGAAGAAGAAGGCTACGGCTGACAAATTGTTAAAGATGTTCTCGAAGAACGAGCTGGCCAAACCATTAATCGAAAAGAACTCCAAAGGCAAGAAAGGCACTAAACTAGAATACATCGAGTGGTGGATTAAGAATCGTGAGGTCTTTTACACGATGGAAGATGTCGTTTTGGGTAAGTACAAGAACCCACATTGGAATTGGGATGTCGAGGGCAAGGAACCTGTGAACGACCCTGAAACGGGACAGGAAGTCTTGGCTGGACAGGAACCCGTCGAGGGCACGAATCACTTTGACGAGCCTAAGGCTCCTTACATCGGACTTTCGATATTCTCTACAGGTTTACAGCCCCATGACGAGACTGGATTGGTCTTGCAGAACATCTCTCTACAGGACGAAGTGAATGAAAGAGCGAGGCAAATCTCTAGGAATGTGAAGAGGATGAATAATGGGCTTGTCGTCTCGTCTGACTTCACCGAGGCACAAGCCGCACAAGCCGCTTCCGCTTTAAGGAAAGGTCAAGCTATCCGTGCCACGACTAAGGATGTGAATGGCGCAGTCAAGGTGCTTGAATCTCCTCCGATACCAGCTCAAGTATTTGAGCAACAGCAATCAAGCGAAGCGGAGCTTGAGGACATCTTTGGCATTAGCGGCTCGTCTCCGCAAGGTATAAACGAGGAAGATACCGTGCGTGGAAAGATAATGTCGAACCAGATGGACAGCTCCCGCATTGGTGGAGGTATTACCGAATACTTGGAACAGGTGGCAGATACTTTGTACAACTACTGGGTGCAGATGATGTTCGTCCACTACACCGACCCGCACTACTTCATCACGGCTGGAACGAACGAAGGGCAGACTATCATTCAGATTAAGAATACGGACTTCCTCGCAGTCGAGCAGTTGGACATCACAGTCAAGGAAGGCTCGCTCATACCGAAAGACCCATTGACGCAGAGGAACGAAGCGATTGATTTGTGGAGCCAAAAAGCTATCGACCCAATTTCGTTTTATAAGAGATTAGATTTTGCTGACCCTGTGTCAATGGCAACGAGCTTGCTTACATGGCAAATGGTACAAGCTGGAACATTGCCTCCGCAGGCTTATATCCCGACCTTTGGACAGCAGAATCCTCAAATACAAGGTCAAGCTCCATTACCTCCTCAACAAGGGGTAGGAAGCGTTGCCCCTAATCCCAGTGGTACTGTGGCAGTCAATCAAGTACCTCCAAGTCCTGTGGCCGCACAAGAAAAACAACTGATTCAGTCTGTGCCAGTTAAATAATATGCCAGCACCAAAAGACCCAATTAAATATGAGCAGTATAAGAAAGTCATGGAAGAGCGTGTATGGTCAAAGCGGCGTGGACATAAGATAACTTGGCCTGCTCGTAGACATACGGAAGAAGATAAAAAGAGAATGAGCGAAAGGTTTTCAGGTAAGGGTAATCCGATGTATGGCAAAAAGCATACCCTTGAAGCTCTCAAAAAGATAAGGGCAATCCCTAGACCCAAAGGAGATAAGGCAAATGCTTGGAGAGGAGGAACGGATAGGTGGTGGAAACAGAAGGTTGCAATCTCACAAAACTTCACTTGTCAGCGATGTGGAATGTTTGATGATGTTATAGGTTTTATGGAAGTAGACCATATCAAGCCCAAATCACATTTTCCAGCCCTTAAACATGAGATTAGCAATGGTCAAGTGTTGTGTCCTAATTGTCATCGTCGTAAGACAATGGAGGACAGGGCTATGGGTATTTATTACAAGACACAATCCCAATAGCGTATTATTAACAGTTAATTTATAATTTATATATGAAAACAAAACCGAGATTAAGTAAGGAAGCTCATCAGAAAATAGTTAGCAAAATGAAACTCGACAAGCCCTCGAAAGGCAATGCCGACAAGTCGCCTAGAACAGCTAAAGCAGACTACTAAAATGGCCACACCTAAAAACAAAGATATGCTGAAGAGCGAACCCAAGAGCACCATCTGCAAGAAGATGAAGGGCTTGAAGCCGTTGCCGGACAAACAGCTTCCTGGACAGAATAAAGGCCAGAATCCTATTAAGGCAAAATAACATGAAGAAAGAAGCTAAAAAGAAAGAGGCCGATAGGAAGTCCCGCATTGCCGTTGCCAAGAAGATGTCGCATAAGGGCGATGTCGGATATGGCACATCGAGGATTAGTGGCAAGACTTATAACATGCGTTAATTATTAACTAATTTCAATCACATGACCAAAGGCTATAAAATGACCGCAGACGAGCCGCAGTTCGAGGACAGCAAGTTCTACGACATGACCGCCCGTGATTCAAAGGCGGAGGGCGGACAGAAGTTCAAGATGTCCGCGGATGGCGGAGAAGAGACTGGCCGTATCTCTCACCCAGAGAAAAAGGACACGACACGAGGCAAAATCTAACTTTCCCAATAGAAGTTTTTTGAGAGCTTATATATACTTGACTCGTCAGATCGCTAGGGCGATGTAAAAACCCTGTATTACTCGTAATGAGGTTGCCTAGAAGGTTGAACCTGCCGCAAGGCGAAAAGCATCCGTAAAACAATGAAACCAACACCAGAGCAGTTAAATGCTCGCGCGTTCGGAGAAGACCCTGTGGTCGACTCTAAGGAGAACAGCACAGCCGAGGCTTCGCAAGCCGAAAGTGCAGAGAAAAAGGACGAGGCATCTTCGGAAGCCGACAATTCCGTTGTAGAGCAGAAAGTCCCCTACTCACGATTGAAGACTGTTGTGGAGCGTGCTCGTCTAGCAGACCAGAGAGCCGAGGACGCTGAAAGGCGTCTGGCAGAACTTGAATCCCGCCGAGAGGAATCCCGTGGGCGTTCCAACGAACCCTATGAGACTGCTATCGCCGCAAGAATCAAGAAGCTCTATGGCGACAACGACACCTCAAAGGAGATAATCGAAATCGAGCTTGCAAGGCAAAAGGAGATAGAGGAGATAGCCGAAAGGAAAGCCGATGAAGCCCTCGACAGGAGGGAATCGTCCAGCCGTTCGGAAATCGAATCGAATGAGCGCGTGCTTGAAGAGAAGCTGGAGGATTTTTCCCTTACACTTGGGCGAGACCTAACCCAAAAGGAAGAGGATGAACTCTTAGCCATTGCCGACCAATACTCGCCTACGGGCGAGGACGGAAAGTATCTCTCAGGCGAACCGCTACCCCTTGACCGAGCATGGGAGATATACGAGATGAAACGAGATTCGCAAGGACAAAAATCAAAGCGTTCCCGTTCCGAAGCTACCGAGCTTACAAGGACTTCAACTGATGGAGATGGCGACACAAAGCCAGCCGATTCAGAATCATGGAGGCCAGGCAGGTGGCGAGACAGGTTCAAATAGATGTCAAAATACTCGCCACAAAGATTATCGGGACTTATAAGAGCGAAAGGAAAGTCTTATGAGGAACGATATGGAATTGAAAAATCTCTACAGGTAAAAGAGAAAATGAGATTGGCGAAATTAGGAAAGAAAAGACCTTTCAAAAGTAGGATTTCAAAAGGAGAAAAACACTATAACTGGAAAGGTGGCATTACTCGTACAGAACATTCATGCCGACAGATGTCGGAGTACAAGCGTTGGAGAAGCCAAGTCTTTGAAAGAGATGGTTGGCAATGCCAAACTTGTCAGGCACGAGGCTATGTAACCGCTCATCATATTATAGGTTTTGCTCTTATCATCAGAGCTTTCGATATTCAGAATATAGATGACGCTAGAAAGTGTACCCAAATGTGGGATATATCTAATGGCGTAACTCTGTGTGAAGAATGTCATAAACTAACTGATAACTACAAAGGAAGGGAAAAACTTATTAGCTAAAATTATAAATAAAATGAGTTACAATAATACCGTCGATACAATCACGCTTGAGGACATCGTCCCAACCGTGGTGGATACCGTACTCCGCTCCAACGTTTTCTGCACGAAAATGTTGAGCAAAACCAAGAAGTTCCGCGCAGCAACGCAGGATTTCCCGATTAAGTTTACGACCGGCACGGCTGTCCAGTCCTTCATCGGATTCGATACTCTTCCTACCGCTTTCACGGATACTCGTATCTTGATGAAATACAACCCCCGCTTCAATGCCGCTAACGTGGCACTCGCAGGGACTGATATTTCGGCCAACAACGTCGTGCAGAAAGTCCTCGACCTCACGGAGATTGAGATGATCTCCCGCGCACAGGACTTGGCCGATGCTCTCGGCACACAGCTTTACGCTGATGGCACGGGCAATAGCTCCAAGAACTTTCTCGGTCTCGCGGCCATCGTGGACAACGGCAACACCGTCTCCACCATCGGCGGCTTGAGCCGTTCCACTTACCCGACATTGCAATCGACCGTAACCTCGGCTCCGGTTCTGTCGCTCTCGGTCATGCGTACGCTCTTCAATGCCATTGCGGATGGCGTTGTCGTTCCGAATCGAATCTACACCGATTATCCGACTTGGGCTTTGTACGAGACGCTCTTGCAACCGCAGGAGAGAATCTACAAGCAGGTCAATATCATGCCGTCATATAAGGGATATGAGGGCTTCGGTGGACTCATGTATGCTGGTATGGAAATCGTCCCAGACCGCAAGTGTACTTCGGGATACTTGTACATGCTGAACGACGACTTCATCGACTTCTACGCTCTTGATGCGGACTTGTCCCACTTCGAGGGTGCCAAGAAAGCCAATGTCGCTTCCAAGTTCTTCACCGGAAACTCGTACAATGAAGTCTCTAACTTGGGCTTCTATTGGACTGGTTTCATCAAGGTCAATAACGCCTTCGCCTTCAACAGCTTCATCATCGTTGGTGGAAACCTCCTCACGGACAATCCAAGGAGACATGGAGTCCTGACTGGAATCACATCGGCATAGTTTTATTAGACTAACCTAAAATACTATGTCTCAACCTATAGAAAATTACGAGCCGGCAGTGAAATATGAAGGAGGTATAATGACGAAACTT